CGCATCCTCTCGCCGGAGCCAGCCTTGATGCGCTCCTGCTTCGCTAGGATGTTGGCGTAGAGTCCGGGCTTACGGTTCATTTGCTAAACAGTCCAACCGCCAGCACAGCAGCGCCTGCACCCGTCGTAACCTTCCACGGGCCGGTAGCCGCGTTGAGGTTGAGTTCAAGGCTATACACGCCCACCGGGGTGTTAGCCGGGATGGCGAGGATGGTCGTGCTGCCGTCGATGATGCTGACCGTGGACGATGCAGCGGTCGAGACAGTCACCACGATGCGATGCAAGTAGTCGTTTGCTGCGCCGTTGGTGCCAAGCACCTGCGCGGTCTGCGAAACGGCGACCGTCTCGTATGGATACTGGTATGGATTGCTTACGCCACTCATATTCGCGCCCTCCTTGAGACGCTACGCTCGTGAACCTGCCACATGTCGTTTAGCGTGACCTCATTCTGTGGCCCAACAATCAAGGTCTTGCTCTCTAACGGCCTCTGCGCGGACGGTTCAGCCCTCCACGCAACTGCCAGCATACGGAAAGCGTCGGCAGGGTGTGATGTCCAATCGTGTCGGGGTGATGCCCTGAACGCTCTCGTGTCTTCACTATACTCCCGCTGATACTGGCGTAAAGCCTCTATGCCATCGCTACATTTTACGGAATTAAACCAAGTTCGGGGCAACATTTGACGAATTGCTTGAATTCCGTCCTGCAAGCCGATGTTCGGCACCACAGACAAATGGTTAATGCCAAGGTGGTCAGCCAACTGCTCTACGATGCTGCGGCCCGTCTGTAGGCTCTTGGCGCGTGCGTCATGCGGCAGGTGATGCTTGCCGTACTGATAACCCTTGTTTACAACCACCTCTGCAATGGCGCGGATGTCTGCACCCGAGACTGCGTAGAAGTCGATGACGCGCACCTCGCCGCCCACGACCTGATACCACCAGATAGCCGTATCGTCGCGGTAGCCCAAGTCCCATGCGGTGTGTACCGGATACCCCTCCGTAAAGACTACACGCTCGTTAATACGCGGCTCTGCCTGTCGCATCTCTGTACCGAAGAACGCGCCGAGGATAGCCGCCTCGAAACTGCACTCGTACTCTTGGAGATACTGGTCTTCGGACAACTGCGCCTTTGCCGCGTTGAGTTCACTCTGGGGCAGCAGGCCCGAGTCGCTGGCAGGCAGGCGCAGGACAAACCACTCGTCAGGGATGCGCCGTGCCGTCTCGTAAATGTCCCAGAACTGGTTCTTGCCCTTCGGCGTACCGGCGAACACAGCCCAGCCTTGTTTGTCGGAGAGCGCAGGCCGGATGACATTGCCAAAGACGCTCGGCTTAAAGTCGCCGAATTCGTCCATGTACACGCCCGATAGTCCCAAGCCTCGGATTTGCCCATCAGCGTTGTCGGCCCCAAACAAACTGATTTTGACCCCGTTAACCAATGTCAGCGTCATCTGCTGTTCGTTGGCATCTGCGATAAGGGGTTTTGCATAAAACTTAAAATAGTCCCATGCGATGCGGCGTGCTTGGTTGGCGTAAGGGGCAACATACGCAAATAGACCATTTGGCCCCTGATACATGATAGCGGCGCGGATAATGTCATTGATTGCAGCAACGGTTTTACCCGCACCTGCGGCGGTGGGCGACTAAACACGCCCACCGCTTGCTCCTATCATGAAAAGGCAAAAACGCTTTTCGAGGGTTGTATGGCAGGACTACATCCATGCCCAATTTTTCCCGCGCCAAATTTCGTAAATCGCGCTTTTGCTTACGCCATACTTTTTTGCATATTCAATGCCTGACAACGCTTTTGCACGAATGTCCTTCACAGCATCTTCTGTTAACCGCGCCCATTTTGCATTGCGACCACGATTGTTTGGCGTAAAGTTGCGGCCCTTCCGCACGCAATCTTTCATATTGTCCGACAGCGTTCCGCAGAACAGATGGCTTGGGTTAACGCAAAACGGCTGGTCGCAACGATGCAATATGCACTCGCCTTGAGGAATATCACCTTTGTAAAGCCGCCATGCTACTCGATGCGCTTTCGCGGTTCCCTCATCGCGGCGACCAAGGCCAATGACCCCGTATCCGTGTTCTTTCGTTGCGCCCGTCCAAAGCCAACAGCCCGTGTTCGGCTCGGGCATGACCTTATCGTGGAACCTATCCCACAATGACCGGCGATACCGATGGTCGCCCTTTGCCATTACTTGGGTTCGCCCCAACGGATGTTCAGTTCCTGCGGTTTGCCATCTACGCCGCTGTGCTCGTGCCGTGCGAGTTTAGGCACATGGTATTCGAGCAAATCGCTGAAGCACTTAAACGCAGCCTCTGCGCCCTTCTCTTGGTGTATCTCGTCGAGCCAGCCCTGCAAGCGGTCTGCGTTGCCGTCTACGAAACGAGAGATGGCCTCCCTCGCTGCTTGGGTTGACTTGTTAGGGCTTCCTTTGGGGCGACCTGCTGGCATACCGTGGTTAATATATCGTGATTGTTTATCCAATGAAACAGTTTACTTCTGTTACTTACGCTCTTGCTGTCCTTGCCCATACAGAGTTAACCCTGCTGCAATTTTGGTGGGCGGCAGCCGTAACGGAGTTTCTGGGTAGAACTCGTCAGCCAATCCCTCTTCGATTACCCAGTCAGGCAATAACCCCGTTTTCTGTGGGGCGTATTGCGTGTCGGCAGCACTTGCTTTGCGGTTCTGTTCACCATACGGGCCGTAGTTAACCCAACTGTTCTGACCGCGTGTTTCCGAGGTCATCGCCCTACGGGCCAACGGGCTATACATAGCCGAATGCGCCCTCCAAGCGTTTTCCTCTCCGTCTGCGCGGAACCCATGCCCGTATTTGATATGCCCGAAGTAGTCGTGAACGATGCGGAATATATCGTTTGCGGTAACCGGCACGCCGTCGATAACCTCGCCCGTCTTGCGAAGCAGCGGGTTGCCGCTGATATCTACATGGGCGCTTTCGCTGCCTCCGAATCCGCTTTCCGTAGGAAACACCCACAAGTGATTGTTGTCGCGCACATCCATGATTGCGGCGCGAGGGCTTTTCGCATACGGGTCTTGCATATCGGGGCGAATGAACTCGACCTTTAGACCAGATTTTTTAATCTCGTTCCATTGGTCAAGCGTCTCGTCAATCATCGCATCGTATGCTGCCTTAACCTTTGGGTCGTTCGGAGCGTGTGGCATTGCATCGTAGGCGGCGGCAATTTTAGTTGCTCGTTCGGGAATTACCTTTCTGAAAGTTTTTGGGGGAGCGTAAGAAGTTCCCCGGCGTGATGCGTAATTTTCCGCAGCCTTTACGGCTTTTTTAGTAGGCCCGGAAACATAGGTGCGACCGGCAACGGTGAGGGGTTCTGTAGGGGTGCCAATGAGGGCAGGTTTGCCACCTGCTGCCCTCGTAGCCGCTCCCTGTGCTTCTGCCACGCTGCGATTTCTTCCGGGTCGTCCAAGTGACTCAAATCCGGGGATTGACTTTGCATATTCAGCGCCTCTTTCAATGGTGGTTCCGATGCGTGTTGCTGGGCCAACTGGGTTAACAAAACTGGCTGCAACATCGCCAATCGCTTCCATCGCATTGTCTGTACGCGGGTAAGCAAGTCCTGCTCGGGCGGCTTGGTCAATCATCCAATCTGAACCGCCGACGGGTGTATCTGTTGGATAGCCAGCAGCCGCCATGCCGAGCGCAGAAAGGTCTACCGGGGTGCCAAGCATCCGAAATGGTAAACGGGTAGTGCCACGCCCAAACGCTGCCGCTGCTTGACCTGTTTGAGCGATAGAAGGCACGGCATCGCCAGCCATTCCGAATCGCTCTTGGTATTCGTCAGGGCGTGCGGTTCCCGGCGTGTTTATAAATTGCGTTGCACGGTCACGCACCCGCTGGAGATAGTCGAGCGCGGCGGCATACCGTGATGGCGCAGGCTTTGCCATGTGTTAACTCAAGTTTTCGAGTTTGTACTTGAGGCTCGTCACCGCATCAACCACGGCATCGAACAGGTTAACAAGGTCGGAGTCTTTCGGGAGTGAGCCTTTGATTTCGTCGAGGAAGGTCAGCAGCGACTTCACATACGCCTTCGGGTTAGAGTTCTTGTGGAACTCGACATCGTAGCCCGTGATGATTGAATACCTACCCTGATAGGCTTCTGCGTATTTATCCACAAGACCGGGAATGGCCTCGTAGTATTCCGCAAGCGCCATGTGCTGCGCGAAGGACTTGGTGGCAAGATGCTGAAGGTGCGTGATGGTCGCGCTGTGGAACATGGTTCCGACAAAAAGCGCAGCGGTTTTTTCGTGAGCAGCCATAGCGTCCCCCAGAAGGATACCATGACTCTAGACCCCTCACGGCTTGAGCGCAAGCCTCTCCAACGCTAACCAAACGACACGCGGCACAGGGTATCCGGCGCAGTACCGGCGCACGGTACGCTCGTTGATTTCAAGCGCACGCGCAGCACCTCGTTGCGTCAGTCCAGCAAGGGCGAGGGCGGCACGGAAAGCGGTGGCGGTCACGGCGCAGGGCAACGCGGCGTTGCCAGCAGGTTCCGCACAGACTGCCAAGAACTTGTGTTTTTGGCAGCAGCCACAGCGTCCTTCGCCTTGAGCAGCCGCTGATAAGCCGCCTCATGCGCGTCGATAGCGTCCGCGATGTTGGCCTTGACCACCTTGCAGCACTTGTCCATGTGGTTCCATGCCGCAGCCTCGGCCTTGTCCGCTGCAACAAGTTCGGCTTCGAGTTTGTTGATGTTGTTCATGCTTGTATCTCCTGTCTGTGGAGCCAGCACCGTGCTGGCATGGGGGTAGATTAGGGCATACCGCCCTACCTGTCAACACCTTTAGCAAACTTTTTTTTACCGGGGTAAACTGGGGTATGGACACCATCTCCGAAGCCTACCGCGCCCAACAAATCGCCCTGCACACAAATCCTAACTACGGGGTGGCCTCCCTCGCCTTCGCGCCCCTTGTGGCTAAATTGGCTGTGGATAACTCCGTCCGGTCAATTTCCGATTACGGGGCTGGGAAGAAGCACCTCCAGACCGCTTTACAAAGCGCAGGGCTGGAGTTTGATTACCACCCCTATGACCCAGCCTTCCCAGAATACGGCGACCCACAAGAGGCCGACCTTGTGGCCTGCATTGATGTCCTCGAACACATCGAACCTGACCGGCTCGACGCGGTGTTGGATGACCTTGCCCGTATCATGCCGCGTATCGGCTTCCTGTCCGTCCACACGGGGGCGGCTGGCAAGACCCTTTCGGACGGCAGGAACGCCCATCTCATCCAAGAGCCTGCACGCTGGTGGCTCCCCCGGCTCTGTGAGCGGTTCCACATCCACCACCTCCAGCACCATCAACTCATGGGTCAAGGCTTCTTTGTCGTCGTCAGCCGCGTTTGAAGCCACGCAACAGTCTCGGCAGGGTCACGGGCCAGATACCATTGGCCTAGCGGCTCAAACGCCATCTGGAAGCGTTCCTGACCCCTTCGCAGTTTGCCCGTCGGGGTCTTGATTTCAAGGAAGGCAGCGAAGCCGGGGGCGGTGACCAGTTTGTCCGGCACGCCCTGCCCTGCCTGCCCCAAATCGTACACCGTAAACCCCGCCGCTCTCACGGCTGCGGTGATGGCGGCATCGTTGGCATCCCGGCGTGCGGCGTAGCGCATCAGAAAGACCCGTCAGCCCATTCGTACCAGAGTTTGTAGGCGCGTACAAATTCCTCCACGCCTTCCCCAAGCAGCATTGCTTTGCCCTGCGGCGGCACGAAGAAAAACCGCGCTATCCGTAGCCCCTCGTCCGTATCCCCGCGCACCACCCACACTTGGAAGTTTGGCGTGGCAGCGAGTGCCTGCAAGGTTCGGCGCAGCCCTTCGGACATCCCCTCACCCTCGCGTTTCCATTCTAGTACGAGGAACTTGCCCTTGCGCTCGATGATGCCGTCGATATTGCACGGGCAGGCTTTAGGGTTGTTCGGCAGCAACCCGAGGAATGCGCCGTAATCAATATGCGGCGCATCCCTGTTTTTCATCAGCCGCTCAAACTCCACGGCGTTTGTCGTGCGCTGCGCGTTGTGGTGATACCCAACCCGCCTTGGTCTTGACCCAGCCGCGAGACTTCAGCAGTTCCTCGCCACCGCACGCACCGCTGCGATGCTGGAGAATGCTCGACGCGCCGAAGAACTTTTGACCGCATTGCTTACAGGTGCGGGTCATCCGATTTCCTGCGCCTTTTCGATAAGTCGAATCGCCATGGTGATGTTTTCCTGCTGCTCAACATCCGACTGCATCACATATACCGCGTTAATCATCGCCTCGCCTGCGGTGTACATCCGCTCGTAATCGTCGTTCGGGCGACCACCAAACAACTCGTAATCGGGGTCGGCTTCCTGCATCCGTTCACTCGAATCCTCGATTGCAGCGTCCATGTCGGCTACGATTTTTGTTTGGCACGCTATTTGCCACGACTTGCCGTGACCGTCGGCGTTTGCCTGCGACTGATACGCCTTCAACGCATCCCACATATCGTTCATTGTTGCCTTCACGATTGCACCTCTCGCTTTTTGAGTTTGTTCAGACCGCGTTCACCAAACAGTTGGCGAACCATCGACATCAAATGCGGGTGACCCAGCACCTCGGCTGCATCGGCTGACCGCAACGCGGCGGCGGTCGAATCCCGCAGACGCTCCATCGCATCCGCATCAGGGCTGATGGTTAATCGAGCAAGATATGCCTCACAGAGTTTGAGACGGTTCAGCGGGGTTGGTTCTTGCTTGCTCCACACCCTTGCATTCCACTCGTCTTGTTCAGCGTGACGGGCAACATCTGCTGCGCGTTGCTTGTCGGTCTTTTCGACCTTCTCACCGAAGCGGGGTGCGGACTTCTTCAACTCAAACAAGCCTTGGTACTGATTAGCAATGGACTGCTCGACCACGGCCTGTTGGTCAGCACCAAAACGCGAAAGTTTGAGTTTCGCGGCGTGTTCGCTGGCAGGCTTGATGGTTTTGCGAATGGCTTTCCTATAAGCCGCCCATTGTTCCCAAGCCTGTTCGTCTAATTCGTGCATAAAAACCTCTCTGTGGTTAGGTACGGGACAAGCGTAACTGTTCACGGAGGTTAATGCAACAACTTTAGTTTAGGCTTCTAGGATTTAAGATTTAACTCTGTAGGATTGTTTCGTAAGACCCATGCTCGGAAGCCCGGGAATGACCCCCCTACCCCCCTTAAATCGGAAGGTAGCGAGGTCATGCCTAAATGCCCGTATAGCCACGGTTGTTTAGACCCGCTGGACTTTGGTAAGCGATGCCCAGCCCGTTCCAAACGAACGGCCCTTCGCCGACAGATTTAACCCATGTCGAGGGGCTGCGTGGTGGGGTGTTTGACACGACTAGAACAGCCGTGTAGATTAACCATCACGCTCGAATAGCCTCGCAAGCGTAAGGCAGCCCCCCTGCCGCGTCAAGCCCCCGTTCAGGGGGTTTGTCGTTTCTGGGGTCTAATGCGCTTAACGGCTTTGAGGTAAACGCGCCAAGCGCCAGTAGCCGCTTTGAAAGCCTTTATCCGGGCTTCGCTCCAGTCAGTCGCAGGCCATGCCTTGAATACAGCCCACGCCTTGTCGTAAGCAATTTTGGCGGCTTCTGGGCTGACCATAGGGGTCAGGCAGGGGTAGGCGTAGAATCGGCTGTAATCGGCGGGGTGGCGGCTTCTAGAGCCTTCCATTGCCAGACCCGCATGGCAGGCAGTTTCCCTGCCTTGACCCACCGTGAGACAGCCGGACGGCTAACCCCAAGTTTACGGGCGAGGGCGGCTTTGCTACCTGCGACTGCGAGGGCGGCTTGGATGTCCATGAAGCGGTAAGTTAACGATGGTAAAAATAAATGCAAGAGGCTGTTGACATCGGTTAACAGCAAGCGCATCATGGCTCCACGGTCACAAACGACCGGTAACCGGAGCAACAGATATGCGACCCATCCCCCAACACCTGCCGCCCTCAATCAGATGGGCAATCGCAGCAGGTGAATCCAGAGCAGCCCGTGACCTTGCGATGAAGCACGCAAGAGCGCACGCAGACATCCGTGCAGCGTTTGTTATTTGCGCTCGAACCAACCAACGGCTGATGTTCCAAGCCCTGCACATGGCGAGGAATTCAATATGAAAACCGTTGGCCTGTACCTGTTCTCGTTCGTCATGTTTGCCGCCCTCGCGTGGCTTGCTGTGAGGACTTTCTGATGGACGATTGGCAACAGCAACGCGAGTGTGAGGAGCATCGGTACTACACCGAGCCGGTCATCCTCACTTGGACGCAAGCCGATATTGACCGCCACAACGAACTGCGGCGCGAACTTAAACAAATGATTGAGGAGAGCAAGAAATGTCGGAACTTCTGAAAATCAATGTCAACGACCATGTTGAAAAGAAAGGCAACCTGTCTTATTTGTCGTGGGCGTGGGCGTGGGCTGAAGTGCTAAAGATTGACCCCGGCGCACAATGGACGGCGCATGAGTGGGAAAACAGCCCCGTGATGTACCTGCGAAACGGCACCGCGATGGTCAAGGTCAGCGTTGAAATCAAGGGCGACATCAAGACCTGCATCTTGCCGGTGATGGATAACCGCAACCGCGCCATCGTTGACCCTGATGCCTTTGCCGTGAACACCGCCACCATGCGTTGCCTTACAAAAGCGATTGCGATGCACGGTTTGGCTCTCTACATTTTTGCCGGTGAAGATTTGCCCGAGGGCGAGAAAGCCGAGCCTAACCCCGAAGTGCTGGCGCAGATTGCGTCGGCGGCTGATGCTGCTGCGCTCGTTGCCCTCTTCAAGTCGCTTGACCCCGCCATCCGCGCAGCGCACATGGATGCGTTCAGCGCACGCAAGAAAAAGTTGAGTGATGGGGGTGCGGCGTGAACAAGCATCAATGGGAACGGTGTTGCGGAAGTTGCATTTTTTATGTTGAGAAAAAAGACGACGAAGGATTTTGCGGGTTTGCTTGGCCGCCATACATAAAAGCAAAGCGACAACCTGTAAGCGCATACGACCGTTGTGATTTGTACCAAGAATTGCCGGATGGTGAAGACCCATTAACAGTTTCAGAAATTGAACGGGTATTAAAAATATGATGGAACAGCGTACAGACGACTGGTTTGCGGCAAGGCTTGGCAAGGTTACAGCCAGCCGTGTGGCTGATGTCATCGCCAAGACCAAGACCGGCTATGGCGCAGGTCGTGCTAATTACGCGGCTGACCTTGTAGTCGAAAGACTGACAGGCCAGAAGGCATCCTCGTTCACCAACGCCGCGATGGAATGGGGGACAGAGCAGGAGCCGAACGCCAAAGCCGCCTACGCCGCTAAGACCGGAATACTGGTCGAGGATGTCGGCTTCATTGACCACCCGACCGTTGCGATGTCTGGTGCCAGCCCTGACGGGTTTGCCGAGGAGGGTTTGGTGGAAATCAAATGCCCGAACACCGCGACCCATCTGGAATACATCTTCGACGGCAAACCGCCGCAGAAATACATAACGCAGATGCAATGGCAGATGGCGTGTGCCGGTAAGCCGTGGTGCGATTTCGTGTCCTACGACCCGCGCCTGCCCGAGCGGCTGCAATTGTTAGTCGTGCGCGTCCCGCGTGATGACGACTACATCAAGATACTTGAGCAGGAGGTAACTACTTTCCTGCAAGAGTTGGACGACAAACTCAACAAACTAGAAAAGGTGACCCTGTGAATAAGCAGTACGACAACAACAACCGTGGCGTTTTGTTTAAGAACGATAAGCGCGGCAACGAAAAAGCCCCCGATTATCGCGGCTCTGCCGTTCTTAACAATATCGACCTCAACATCAGCGCGTGGATTAAGCGCAGCAGTAAGACCGGCGATGCTTTTATGTCGCTCAAGTTTGAGCCGAAGCAGGCTGCGCGTCCCAAGACAATGGCAGAGCAGAATCCCGAGAAGTTCAACGACGATGAGGATTTGCCGTTTTGAAAATCTTTATCGGATACGATAGCCGCGAGGACATCGCCTACGAGGTGGCTCGTGCGTCCATTCTGGAACACATGGAGGCAGAGGTTGTCGCGCTTCGACTAGATGACCTCCGTGAGATGGGGATGTACTGGCGCGAACCAGACCCGTTTTCATCCACGGAGTTCAGTTTTAGCCGGTTCCTTGTGCCTGCGCTCTGCAACTTCAGAGGCAATGCCTTGTTCATGGACTGTGACTTTCTGGTACGGCACAGTCTGAAGCCGTTGCTCGACTTCAACAATCCTGATGTTGCCGTGTGGTGTGTCCAGCACGACTACAAGCCCACATCTCTGACAAAGATGGACGGGCAGGCACAGCGCCAATACCCGCGCAAAAACTGGTCGTCGTTTATGTGGTTCAATTGCAGCCATCCGTCAATGGGTGGGCTGACACCCGAAATCGTGAACAGCGAAACCGGGATGTATCTGCA